CTGTAAAGACAGCGGCTTTTTTAAACAAAATAATATTCCTTTATGCGTACAGTATAGCTTGAAAACGTTACACAGTCAACCGTTTTTTTCCTGTTTTTCCTTTTGTTCAGCCATTCTGCGTTCCCATTCACCCTGATGTTGGCGTGTATAACTAGGATTCATGTCGTTCATTTCAAGAATATCGTCTCTAATATTCTGATTACGCTTTTCTATATTAATAACTCTTACAAACGAATTTGTTACTGCCGCAGTATAGTATGCGAAAGGGTTGTTTGATTTTGATTCATCAAATTGTAATCCAATTTGTGTAAGTTGGAGTATTGCTTGTCCTCGCATTTCGTCATTATAAGTATATCCGCGTACATTACCCCGCGTAGCATATCTATCACATAACTTCATCCACATCATAGCAAGTTTGTTTGTTGCTTTACCACCTGTCAAACTAAAATATCCATTTTCCATACCACCTTCCCAATGAGATTTGCCAACTACAACAAGTTCACCATCGTCATTAAATTTATAATGTACGAACGGAGGAAAGTTTAACTTTACTTTTGTATCTGCTACTGTTTTGGGATTCTTTTTTCTACCAGGTTCTTCTGGAATATGATCAAATGTCATAACTCTAAAAATTAGTTCTTCTTTTTGAATCTTTCTATAGTCTATTTCAAATTCAGCAAGTTTTACTCTTTTACCTTGTTCTTTTGCTTGTTCAAAGTTTTGTTGCTGTAATCTTTTTGCTTTATTTCTTTTCGCTTCTGCTATTGTTCTAACATTTATTTTTTCGATGCTAGGTAAAATTATATCAAATTGAGCAAATTCAGGATCTGTAAAACTACAAAATGTAGATTTGGATTTGTGTATCTCTTTTAATATATCTTTATTGTTTAAATAATTAACTCTTTTGGCCATTAGTCCTCCGATATAAGTCATATTTTATCATATTATAAACTACTCTGTTAACTTTGTCAACTAAATAGTTGTAGTAATAGGAGATTATTTTGGCATACGAAACCGTTTTCAAAAATGGCATCATTTCAAAAGATGGTGTAAACCAAGGGATTAGAAGGAAGATAGCATCACCTGCCCCAGGACAAAGTACAGCGTCCTTTAATAGCGTATCTGAGGCTATAGATGCTTTACCAGGACCAGTCAAAGATATTGGACAAAATTTATTTAATGGTCTTGGATCTGGCGGTAAAAATTTCATGAGTGCTATGCGTGGCGGTAATTTACCTTTCAACCTTGGGGGGAAAGCACCTAGTGAATTAAAGTCTTCTAAAGCAACTTTTTCAGGGGCAAATGTTGAAGAAAAAGATTGGCGAGTATCTTTAAGTGTACCTAACCATCCTAGTTTTGCAACTTCAGATATTTTAGAGCCTTTAGCAAGCACAGGCAACAGATTTGTTTTTCCTTATACACCAACAATTATTTTACAACATTCAGCAAATTACAGCAATGTTTCTCCTATACATAATAATTATCCTTTTTTCGCTTATCAAAACTCACAAGTGAACGAGCTTGTGATTGTTGGACAGTTCTATGTACAAAACGCATTAGAAGCAAGATATTGGGTTGCGGCATTACATTACTTAAGATCAATTACTAAGATGGACTTTGGAATGTTTGGAACAGGCGAGCCACCTAGAATCGTTAAATTAAATGGTTATGGTGATTTTGTATTTAATGACTTGTCTTGTGTTGTAACAACCTTTACAGTAGATATGCCAAATGAAGTAGATTATATTGCTACAGGACTTGGTAATACAAATGGAGATCCAGCAGGATCAAAACATATCAGTTGGGCACCAGCAGAATCGCAATTTAGTGTTAGTGTACAGCCTATCTACAGCAGGAAGAAAGTATCAGAATTTGTTTATGGTAGTTTTGTTAGAGGTGATATGATTGACAAGGGATATATTTAATGGCTAATCATCCATACACAGATACAAAAATTTCTAATACAGGAGCATTAGGGCCTTTTCAAATCCGTCCTGTGCCAGCGTTTTCTGATGATCCGCTATATACTATTGAACCGCAATACTTACATAGACCAGATTTACTTGCGTATGATTTATATAAAGATAGAAGTTTGTGGTGGGTATTTGCGCAAAGAAATATGAACACAATGGAAGATCCTATTTTCGATATGGTACCTGGAAGACAAATTTATCTACCCGATCCGAGTAAAATTAAAGATGCGCTAGGAGAGTAGTATGGGATACAACCTCGGCGATCCACCATTCAAAACCGATCCTAAAACAGGTAAGATTCTTGGTGCGAAATATGTGCCAGATAGTGATATAGAAAAAAATGAAAATGCGGTTGAAGGTGACCCAGAAAAAGCAAAAGCATTTTTAAGAGATATTGGCTGGAGTCGAGGCGCTGATATGATTGAAATTGCTCAGGCCGGCGGCAATCCTCTGTCAGATATTGTAAACATACAAGGTGCTTCATCTTTAGTAGAGCCAGGCGAAAAAGGTGCTACTACTGGCATAGCAGATGGACCTACTAATGCTGAGGCAGCCGCAGGGGCAGGAGCTTATTATGGCGAAGCTACACCAGACGATGGCTACAGTTTTGACCCAAGAATAGAAGCAGTAGGAACAAATGTATTACACGAGTATGCTAGTACAAATTATATAGTAACTTTTGGTTGTCTTACTCCTGAAGAATTAAATAAGCCAGACACTACATATAGAGCAAGGCCAGGACCCAGACCAGAACACATAATTTTAAGTAGTAGTGGTAGGAAGACATATAGAAGAATTCCAACACTTGCTGAAACAACATTTAAAGTACACCCTAATTATTATATAGATGAACTAGAAATAGAAACAGTTATTGCTCCTAATCCAAAAAGTAGACAAACAAACTTTTTTAATTTTAATTTTACTATTACAGAACCATACAGTATGGGTCAACTCTTACAATCTATGTCAGTAGTTGCCAAACATGCTGGCTATGAAAATTATCTAAAATCTCCTTGGTTGATTATGATTGAGTTTGTAGGCTTTGACGATGAAGGTAATACTATTACAACCGGAGTAAAAAAACTTTTACCAATACAATTATTAAAAGTAGAATTTGGCACAAGTGTTGAAGGTAGTAAGTATGTGTTCCAAGCAACAGCATATAACGATATTGCTTTTATGGATAGTATACAAAGTCTTAAAAAAGATTTTACAATTTCTGGACGTACTGTAAAAGAAGCATTACAGACCGGACTCAACAGTTTAGCATCTCATTTAAACACAGCAGAATTAAGAAAAAAAGCAAAAAGTGAATCTAAAGCAGAAGTAGACGAATACATCTTTGTTATGCCTACTGCTAGTGCTAGTAGTGTCTTAGAAGCACTTTTATCAGCACCAAAAAATCTTGGTAAGGCAACTTCAGGAGATTTAAGTCTTAAAGAATTTACAGATGAAAAAATAAATGAATACTTTGAAACAGGAAGCGAAGGGTATGAACAAGATAATTCTGATTTCGGAGCTAGAATTATAGAACAAAAAAGAGCGTTTGTAGAAGATAGGCTAGGATTTTCTGTTAAAAGAGGAAACCTAAGTGAAAATATTAAAAGTGTGTTAGCAAATGCTAATGTACCAGCAAATGTTGTAGGAGAAGCAAAACTTTCTCCTATCGAAGCATTAGACGCAGGCAATATTCCTTTTGGTTTACAAGAGTTTGCTTACAATAAAGAAAGTGGATTGTTAGAAAGAGGGCGTACTGTGATTGACCCAAAGCAAAGGACAATTACTTTTAAAGCAGGTACAAAGATACAGCGACTTATAGAAGAAATAGTAATGCTTAGTGATTATGGGCAAGCAATATTAAATGCAGATCGGACCGATGACAAAGGAAGATCTCCTTGGTTTAGGATTGAATCAAGTGTGTACATCGTAGATGATAAAAAATCTGAGATAGTATACGGAAGAAAACCTAGAATCTATATGTATAGAATTGTACCATATATGGTACACAGAAGTAAATTCCAAATGCCTAATGATCCTCCACCGGGTTTTGACAAATTAAAATCTCAAGCCGCAAGACAATTTGATTATATGTACACTGGCAGAAACAACGATATTTTAAATTTTGATATTACGCTTGACAACGCATTTTATGAAGCACTCGCTATTGATGTAGGTAATGATAGAAGTCAAGGTTCAAAAGGAAGTGGTACAGTCAAAAAAGAAGCACAAGTAGTCATGACAGGTACTGGCGAGGAACGGCCTGCTATCACAGCTTCTGAAATGAAAGAAGTAAATGAAGATTTAGCAGATACTGCCGGAGCGTTTGATGAAACAACAGCAATCCAAGTTGCTAGACAATTTAACGAAGCTATTGTAAATTCTAGCACAAATTTACTTAGTGTTGATCTTGAGGTTATGGGTGATCCTTATTTCATTACTGACAGTGGAGTAGGAAATTATAACTCTGATGGTACTAATTTTATTAATATTAATGTAGACAATTCTATTAGTTATCAATTGAGTGAAGTTGATATTATAATAAATTTTAGAACACCTATAGATATAGGAGAAGGAGAAGGATATCAATTTGATGGACCTACTATGGGATTAGAATCATTTAGTGGATTATATCAAGTATTATCAGTGACAAATATTTTTTCCGGAAACGTATTTACACAACAAATGAGATGTATTCGCAGAAAGAATTATGAATTGTCTAAGTATAAAGAAGATAAAGACGGAAAGGCTGCCGAAATAGAAGCTAAGAGGAAAAAAGCTCTCGCTCAGGATGGACTTACAGAAGAAGAAATAGCATTTATAAAAGCAGATAGGAATATGGATGGAAAATTATCTGTAGTCGAAGCGGCGTCTCAAAATTTAAGTGTAACGGAGGCGCAAAACTTAGCACAAGGTAAAAAAGGTAAAAACACAGTACCATCAGACCAAGCAAGAGATGGTGGTAATCCAGGAGGAGCTCAAACAACAGGCACGAGTACAACAACTAATCAGCAACAAGCAGACGAAGCTCAAGGCACAAGTTCTAGCTCAACAAGTTCTAATACTCAAAAGACAGTTCCAGCTCGAACTGGAGGTGATGGTTCAGCAAACATAGATAGATACTATAGATACGGAAATAATAACAGATGAGCACAAATATAGATAAAAGATCGGCGGGTGCTAAAACCATAGAAATGCCACCTGGACCATATGTGGCAAAAGTAATATCACATCTTGACGGTAGAAGATCCGGAGCACTACAAGTTCAACTATTAAAAACCGCAACAGCTGGCGGAGCAGAAAAAGAACTTGGCGAACTACATACAGTACGTTATTGTATGCCATTTTACGGAGTGACGGATGTAGCTAGTAACCGTAATGATAATTTTTATTCTAGCTCACAACAAAGTTATGGCTTTTGGGCAGTACCGCCTGATCCAGGGACTAAAGTTTTGGTTATATTTGCTGAAGGAAAAATAAATCAAGGTTATTGGATTGGTTGTATACAAGATGAATTTATGAACTTTATGGTGCCTGGAGGTTATCCTACAGCAAAAAGTGAATATGTAATTCAAGAAACGTTGACAGATGAATATAAAAACAAACCATTACCTACTGGAGAATACAATAAAGTTTTAAGTGATCGTAAAGGCAATAATCCTGATAAATTTTTAAAGCCACACAATCCGTTAATGGCAACAATACTTTCAGCACAAGGACTTCTTACTGATCCTGTGCGTGGGCTTACAAGTAGTTCTGGTAGAAGAGATATTCCTAGCACAGTATTTGGTTGGAACACACCAGGACCTTTAGACAAACGTGACGGCGCACCAAAAGGAAAGTACGGACCAAAATCTTCTCAAGTAGATTATTTTAGAAGTAGATTGGGAGGAAGTGCTTTTGTAATGGATGACGGAGATCCGACAATACTTAGATCCGGACTTCCACAAGATACAGGATCTAATTATTTTGATGTTGAAACAAGTCCAGATAAATTTAAAGAATCTGACCCAAGACTGCTGTTCAACGAACACGTAAAACTAAGAACTAGAACTGGTCATCAAATTCTTTTACATAATTCGGAAGATTTAATTTATATAGGAAATGCCAGAGGTAGTGCTTGGTTAGAACTTACAAGTAACGGCAAAATTGACATATACACCGATGATAGTATAAGTGTTAGATCAGCAAATGATATTAACATGCACAGTGACAGAGATATCAACTTTAGTGCGTCTCGTAATGTTAATATAAATGCTGGATTAGACATGAAAACTACTGTTGTTAGAAATAGTGATACTAGAATAGGTGTAGACAGCAAAGTAGATATAGCTGTAAATTATGATGAATTTATAGGTGTTAACAAGAGAGTATTCATTGGAGCAGATCAAGATCATCAAATTAAAGGCACTGACAGAACTACTATAGACGGTGACTATAATTTACAAGTTGGTATTGACGGACATATTGCTATTAATGCTAATTTCCATAGTAAAGTATTTGGAGATTATAGACAAACAGTAAACGGAGCGTTTAATTTAAACACTACTGGAGATAATAAACTGACTAGTGGTGCTACCACTCAAATCAAAAGCACAACAAATAATAAATTAGATGCTGGTGTTGATACAGAAATACTTTCAGGAACAAATCATTTAGAAACAGCTGGTAACCACATACATATGAACAGCACAATACCTGCTACAGCAAGTGATAGTGCTGATTCTATAGGAGATACATTTGTAAATCCTGTATCCAATGCGGCAGTTGATGAATCTGATCAAGTTTTAGATAAAGACGGCACAGCAATTGACGGATTGCGTGTCACAGCAGATGCGCAGAAAGCACTAGTAGCTGAATATGCTCTATTCCCTAGACGTGTTCCTCGAAGAGAGCCTTGGGCAGAACACGAAAATTTAAATCCGTCAGCACATTTTCCTAGCTTGACAGAAGCTATACAAGCACCTCCAGAAGCAGTTAGAAATATTCCTGTCCTAATTAACAGCGAAAAAGACCAACCACAAGTTACTGAAACTTCTGGACCTGTAATTGCTAATAGTCCGGCAGGTAAAGATAATCCACAAGTGGTAGTACCGGGACAAACTGGCCCTTCAGGAGGCAATCAGCCAGCGCACCCTGTTGAAGTAGATAGCATGAAGAGGTATTTTTTAAGTGAACTAATGTCAGCACTAGGACTTAAAATTAAAGATCCTGACGGTACTCCTATAAATGCTCATGCTATAGCTATGGCAATGGCACAAGTTGAAGCAGAATGTGGATTTAAACCTAGAACAGAAAGTATGAATTATACAGCCTCTAGACTAAGAGCAGTATTTCCAAGTAGAGTAAAATCTGCGCAATTTGCTAACGACCTTGTTGCGGCAGGACAAGCGGCTATAGGTAATACGCTATATGGAGGACGTTACGGCAATGCTCAAGACGAAGGGTACAAATATAGAGGTAGAGGATTAATTCAAATCACATTCAAAGCAAATTATGAGAAATACGGAGGATTAGCTGGAGTGGATATTGTAAACAATCCTGAAATGGCAAATGATCCAGAAGTAGCAACAAAAGTAGCAGTAGCATATTTAAAAAGTAAAAGTATTCCTTGGGATTCACAATCTTTTAGTCAGTTAGGAGAAGCATTTAGAAAAGCAGTTGGTTATGCTAATCAAGGTGGAGCTGAGACATTTAAGAGAGTGGGTATAGGTAAGGGATTCTACTCTAAACTTATTAATGATGAACTTACACCATTAGCAAGTCTTACTACAGTAGAATATCCTGGCACAGGAGAAACAACGGTACAGTAACATGCATAAATTTGTAGTAATGAAAAATAATGAACTATTGATGTACACAAAGTATGAAGATATTCCTTTGGATTTTGATCACGTAATAGAATTCATGCCTGGCATTCCACCTGAACCTCATACTGAGGAAGAACACGAAGAAATAGAACAATGGAATTCAAAATTACAAAGACTAATGGAGATTGAACGTGCCCGCAGTATGTAGAGGTAATAGCGTAGATTCTGATACACCACACTGTTCTACACCAAAAAGGGATCAGTGTAGCGGAGATGTATTTGTTGACGGTACAGGAATATCTCGTCAAGGTGATAATAACACTTCACATAAATTACCACCAGCACCTTGCCCAAGTCACGCGGCACCGATTACTACAGGAAGTACAACAGTATTTGTAAACGGTAAAGGATGCGGCCGTGTAGGCGATGCTATCACAGGTTGTACTAGTGTAGCAACAGGGTTTGAAAGAGTTTTTGCTGGCGGATAATATAAGGTAAATATTAATATGGTAGACTTGTATAAAGAGATAAAAATAAAAACAGCAAAAACGCCACAACCACCTGTACGCCAAAAAGCATACAGAGGTTTTAGCACCATTAATCCTGAAAATAATACCTTCCAAGCATATGATCTTAGTTTAATTAAACAAGATTTAATTAACCACTTTAACATAAGGCAAGGTGAAAAATTAAGTGATCCTACATTTGGATGTATTATATGGGACGCTCTTTTTGAACCTCTTACTGAGGAACTTAAAGAAGCAATAACAGAAAACGTAACTGCTATAGTAAATTTTGATCCTAGAACTTCTGCTACTGAAATACAAGTAAGTGAATACGAAGCAGGACTTCAAATTGAATGTACAATAACGTATCTTCAATATAATATTAGTGAACAACTTAGAATAGACTTTGACAAAGACCTAGGACTTGTGTAACGAAATTAAACACTACTATTATTCAAAAGAATAAATACTGTAAAGCAATTTTGGAGAACATCCTATGTCGTCAACTGATAGACAAAATAGATTATTACTAGCAGAAGACTGGAAAAAAGTATACCAGAGCTATAGAAACGCAGAGTTCAAATCTTATGATTTTGATAGCCTTAGAAGGGCTATGATAAACTATTTGCGTACAAATTATCCAGAAGATTTTAACGACTATATTGACACTTCAGAATATCTTGCTTTGATTGATATGATTGCTTTCTTAGGGCAGAATATTTCGTATCGTGTAGATTTGAATGCTAGGGAAAACTTTTTAGAATTAGCAGAACGTAGAGAGAGTGTACTTCGTCTAGCGAGAACGCTATCATACAATGCCAAACGTAATCAGCCTGCTAACGGGCTTTTAAAATTTGAAACTATCAGCACTACTGAATCTATATCAGATAGTAATGGATTTAACTTAGCAGATCAAACAATTATCTGGAATGATCCTAGCAACACTAACTGGGCAGAACAATTTAAAAGGGTTCTTAATGCTTCGCTTCCGGCCAATAATACAATAGGTAGACCGGCTAAAACAGCAACTATCAATAGTGTGCTTACACAACAATATAGATTTAATGCTAGAACAGATGACGTACCTGTATTCGGATTTAATAAAGCAGTCAACGGATTGCCTACACAATTTGAAATAGTAAGTACAGACATTGATTTAGATATTAACAGAATCACAGAAGAAAATCCTGTCCCTGGAAACACAATGGCTTTTCTTTATAGAGAAGACGGCCGGGGAAATGGTAGCTCTAACACAGGATACTTTGCACACTTTAGACAAGGACTTTTATCAAGCTCACAATTTACTATTTCTAATCCTGTAGCAAATCAAAGAATTGCGATTGAAACAGAAAATATAAATGATTCTGATGTTTGGTTGTACGGATTGACAGCAGGTGGAGTAGAAGAAGTTCTTTGGACTAAAGTTGCCTCTACAGAAGGCAACAATGTAATTTACAATAATATAGCAAAAGGTATCCGTAACTTTTATGTTGTCCAAACAAGACAAAATGACGAAATAAGTTTAGTGTTTGCTGACGGAACTTTTGGTAATATTCCAGCAGGTGGCTTTAGAATATATTATAGAACAAGTGCTAATAGGTCAATGAGAATCAAACCTGAAGAACTTACAAATATTACATTTAATTTAGATTATATCAGTAGACAAGGAACTTTAGAAACACTCACTATTGGTTGCGAATTAAAAGAACAAATAACAAACGCTAGTACTTCTGAAAGCACAGCATCTATAAGACAAAATGCTCCGCAAACATATTACACACAAAATAGAATGGTAACTGGTGAAGATTATAATATTGTTCCTTTAACAACTAATCAAGAAATAATAAAAGTAAAATCAATTAATAGAACTACAAGTGGTATAAGTCGATATTTTGATTTGAGAGATGTAACTGGCAAGTACTCTAGTACAAACTTATATGGCAGTGACGGTGTAGTATATGGAGAGTCATTTACAAATAAGGCAAGTTTTAATTTTGCTACACAAACTGATATTGAAGGACAAATTGAAAACTTAATTTTACCTATAATTGGAAAAAGAGCAACAAGTAATTTTTACTTCAATAACTTTGCTAAAATTATTGTAAGTGACTTGAATGCTACTTTTGTTCAATCAACATCGGCTACAAATAACAGCACAGGGTATCTACAAAACACTAACCAAGTACCGTTTGAAACAGGCATATTCACTACTGGTTCTTTGAAATATTTAGAACCAAATGCGCTGTTGAAATTTAAACCTCCAGCGGGATTTTACTACATCGGTGATGGAAAGCTGACTGCTGATGCTAAGGCAAAAGGCGCCAAATCATATATGTGGGTCAGAGTAATCAGTGTACAAGGAGCAGGTACAACTCCAGATGCTGTCACAGGCGAAGGGCCTATTTTATTCAATGATATTGTGCCTAATGGAAGTTTCTTAGAAGAAGTTAAACCAAAACTTGTAAAAGATATTACAGCAGATGTAAGACAACAAATTATTGATCAAGTTTTTGCGTACAAAACATTTGGTATTAGATATGATCAAAATACAAGACAGTGGCGTATTATTATTAATGAAAACTTAAACATTTATGATGAATTTAGTAATGGTAAAACAGGTGATGTTACAAACAATCAATTAGATGCTAGTTGGATTTTACTTTTCCAAA